TCCTGCNTCCTGCTGCTCCTGCTGCTCCTGCTGCTCAGAATTGTTTTTCGCCGCCAGTTCAGCAGCAAGTTTTTCCGCCGCTCGCTGAGCGCGCTGCTCTTTCGTCAATCCGGCCATAAGCCCTCCAAAAAGAAAAGGGGCCGAAGCCCCTTAGTGAGTGGTTGCGTTAGCCAGCCAGCAGAGCAATATGCTCACTCTTGATCGCACGATAGCCCCACGCCAGACGGACATGGTAGACAACCTGCAAGAACTGACGATATACCGCAATTTCGAACGACAGTCCGGTTACCGGGTCAGTAATGATCGTGGTATCGTCAGCGGCATCACCGCCGTCAGGCTTCGCTGGAGCGCGTGTCGCCAGAACGATTGCTGAGCGTGCAAACGCCACGTTCGGCGTGTAGCTGTTGCCGACGGTCAACGCAGCACCATCAGCAGCGTCCAGCAGTAAACCCGGTTTACCGATAGCAATAGCGCCGCCAGCAAGCGCAGAATTAACCACGTACTTGTTGGTATCACCGTTCAGCGTAACGATATCGCCTGACAGGATTGTGCCAGTGCCGGTATCAAGCGCAATACCGGTAGAGCCAGCCCCCACCGCGCCATTGGTGAGATAACCCGCGCCAGAACCTTTGGCTACCAGGCTGATAGGATCGGAATGACGGATTGCCATACCCATGATGCGGTCGGTCATACCGTTACGCAGCATGTCAGAGGAACCCGCTTCGTTGACTTTGAACAGGCCAGACTGCTTACCGCGCAGGTTGCCGATTGCCGCATGACCGAGAACCAGTTGCAGATCGGTTTTCGGTGCGCCGTTTTCTTCCAGAATGCGCAGAACGCCAGCGAAATCTGACATATCGGCGGCAGTACCGAACGGCGTGGTTCCAGCAGTGCCATATGCGCGGGAGGCGTTTTTATACGCTTCCAGCCACAGGTCGTTTTCGATTTCATTTACCAGCGTACGCATAGCCTGGTAGAAGCGATCGGCCTGAATGGTGGAGAAAGTACCGGCGTTCATCAGTCCTTTGGTTTCTTCGCCGTTCCAGCGCACCGGGACGTGTTTCGATTTGGTGATAGCCACCTGGACATTATCGACCACTGCATCACCGGTATTCGGTGCAGTAACGCCAGGGGTGTTATCTGCGGATGCCGCAGAAGTTGTGACAGGAACAAGAACGTTCTGCCCGATAGCAGCGCGTTCAACATTGCTGTTTCGGCTTACCGCAGGGATAAAGCCAGTCATCTCGCGAGAGATAACGTCGAGAGCCTCGTACATATCGGGCAGGAGGCCGGTCAGCGTATTCGCCATGGTATTTCCTTTTTAACTGGTTGGGGTTTGTGTTTTGGTTGGCCTTCCAGCCTCTGCGCCGCCACCCATCCGGGAAGCGGCAAAAACGGGTTATTCGACGATGGTGATCTTGTCTTTCATTGCCTGGGATTTTTCGCCTGGGGAAAGCTGATCAAACGCAGTGCGTTTCATCGTTTTCTGTCCGGCCTGGTGCTGCGTAGTGCGGGAGTCACCGCCGCTGTTGCCACTGGCTTTCAGGATGTGGTCTTTTTGCGGGTACTGCTCTACCAGGAACTCCAGCGCTTCATCGAATGAGGCCAGTTCGCCCGGTTTAGAGCGGGAATAAATTTTGTTGCCGGTGCCGTCATATGCGACAACTTTACCCTCTTCGACCTTAAACGACTGACCGAAGCGGGCCTGAAGCAGATCGGCAGGGATGGCGATTTTATCGGTGATAAATTTGGAGCCAGTAAAACTACCGCCGATCATCGAATCGTACAGTTGGCCTTCCAGCGTTTTATTTTTATTGTTGGCCTCATCCAGTTGCGTCTGGAATGATTTGGTGATTTCGGCTTTCACCTGGTCAACGGCACCAGCATCTATCAGTTTTTTCTGGTCGATTTTGGTCATCATCTCGATTGCTTCGAGCGCCTTCTTGGGGTCTTCAATCCCGGAGAAAGCTGCCAGTTTTGCTTCAACCGCTTCTTTGGCTTCACGATGAGATTTTGCTTCGGCGTTGCGTGCAGAAATTGTGCTCATCGCCTGAGCAGCATCAAAACCAATCTCTTTCCCGTCGTCATGCACGAAAACCGGCAGGCCGTTAGCATCGACTTCTGCGTAGTGCTTACCGTTTACTTCTACTGTCTTCAGTTTCATGTTGTTACCTTTGATTTGGTCATCCGACCGTTGCACCGCTCACCATCCGGATTGCGGCCATAAAAAAGGCCGCCCGGAGGCAGCCTGTTGTGATTTATTGAAGATTAAAGCCCTGCATCCCTGAACGCCTGCGCGTCACGTTCACGCAACTGCGCCAGCGTCAGCCATTCGCCTTTGTCGGTGTAGAACTCATCAGGAGGCATGCCACCATCACGAATCAACCTAGCGCGCTTCTCGCCAACGATTTGCTTCTGGCGATCGAACGACTGACGCGAGAACCATTCCTGATAGTTGGTATCGCCGGGCACAACACCATCCATGCTGGCGCGTTCCGCTGGCGGGATATCGCGAACATCGATACCCAACTCTTTCGCTGATTTGAGGGTGAAGGTTTCAGTGGAACGGCAGCAGAAATGAATTTTTCCAGGCCCTTGTAGATACGGGATTTTGTGACCAATCGGCTTGTTATCCAGCGTGTACTTAAGGCGGTCACGAATCCTGCACATCTGCGTCGTTCGGTTGTCCAGGGTGGAAAGCCACTGCTTACCCTTCATCAGGTCATTATTGGCGTCAGCAAAGCTGTTACGCGCCGTCGCCGCAAGATGCCCCACCGCCGTTTTCGCGATACTGGCGGCATTGGCGCGACTCAGTTGCAATGCGCCATCCTGATAGCCACGATTGGCGTGGCCGCGAACCTTGCGCGCTATCTGCTCGTTTGTATCTCCCAGTAAAAAGCCCTGTCGCACAGCGTTGCTGATGCGGTTGAGGCGATCCGCTTCGAGGTTTGACGCCCATTCGCTGAGTAATCGCCCCTGAAAGGGTTTCGCCATCGCTGCGGCATACACTGCATCAGGAGAAATACCCACCAGCGGATGAACGTCGGTCACGAACTCCGGTAACAGCGCATCAAAGAGACTCAACTGATACCCAGCCTCATGTTGTGCCAGGTCATTCAGTTCAGTAGACAGGCTGGAAAACATGCCGTTTATCGCAGTGCGGTTAATTTCCCGCACACTCGCCAGCAGTGCTTCAAGACGTGTGACCGTAAAGCTATTCGGCTCTATGCTATCCATCGCCACCAGCAGGCGCGCCGTCAGTTCAGCATCACTTTCGTTGAGCAGTTTCACCATTCGACTGGCAACGCCGGTACTGTAACGACTAATCCAGACAGCGTGTGCTATGGACTCGTCACGCAGTTGATCGTTAACCGTTGCCATCGTTACCACCCATCAGTGTTACCTGCTGGTTTTTCAGCTCGTCGATCACATCATCCGGCTTCGCGTCAGGGTCGATGAATTTAAGCGCCTGGAGCACGCGAACAGCATCAACCTGGCGAATGTCACCACCCTGTCGCAGGGACTGAACGGCCATAGCAGCAGATGAATCGAACGTCTGAGCAGAAACATCCAGCTCTGTACGCACATCAACATTGCCGCCATCACTTTCACCAATCCACTCAGCCATGATTTGCAGAATGTTATCAAGTGCATCCTCCAGCGAACTCGCCATGGTGTACAGCGGCGAGTTTTCCTGCATATGCTCTTCATGCGTCTGGTCGTCAGATTTTGTTGATGTGTTTTCTGCACGCAGCAGCTTCGCGCCCGCCTGGCGCATCTGGTTTTCCAGATTTTCCAGTGATGTTTCACCTGACTCGATGGCGGCGCCGGTATGCTCGGTGTATTCCATACCCTGTTTTGCGCGGTCACTGAATTTAGTAGCGCTGGATGAGCCAATGACCAGTTCCTGATCGTCTTCCAGGCCAAAAACAGACAGAAGCGGCACACGCACAACATGAAGAATGTTGTCCTGCTCACTCTGGCTTTGCCAGTGCTTGATGTTCAGCAATGCCAGATTCAGCAGTGGTGGAGAACCGCGCATAAACCCGGTTTTTTTGGTGTAGAGCGTTACAAGGGTAATGTCGTCGCGGCTGGTTTCCCAATCTTCGTAAAGAGTCCATGTGGATTCCCCACCATCACCTTTGTTACGGCGCCAGATTTCCACTTTACGCGGCATGATGTGGCGGATCTGCTCAACTTTGGTTTGCCCGAAGTCGTCACCATCCACAACAATGACTTCTTTTACGCGCAACTCAGTGAGCACAACCTTTCCGCTGACAACCTTTGATTTCCACCCAATCACCTGGCGAGGGTTCAGCATCGTTACATATGGGCGACCACCAGCAGCCTGTTCATCTGCTTTTGTGCGAATTTCTTCAGCGTTGGTACGTGGATAATCCACCAGCGCATGGGCAAGACCGTACTGAAATGCCAGGCTGAAGAATTGCTGCGCCCAGACATCAAGGCGACTGCCTTCCATATCGATGTTTTCGGCATAATTTTTGATTTTTTCCGGCGTTTTTTCGCTTAACACGGTTGGCTCAGCAAATACACGCCCGGTATTTTGCTTAATGCTTTCTTCGTAGGCCGGGAGCAGCGTCGCAACAGACAGGCGTTTCTTATAGTCCTCTTTATCCTCGCGCGGCCAGCGAGGTAGGTAGGCTTCGCCCTGCCGGCGCATTTCCAGCGTGCCGCCCATCAGAGCATCGTTAATGTCCCACGCCTCAACCATGTCGTTATAGTCGAGGTTGGGTGTCGAAATATCTGGCATGGTTTACATCCGAAGTTTGGTGACTTTGCCGACTTTCTTCGGCGGTGAATGCAGAACTTCATAACGAGTTCCGTCCCAGTCGTGATCTTCCTGCTGCGTATCAACGTCATCAGGGTTTTTGCTGTCGCGGACGAGTACAGGGATACGGCTTATCCAGCCACGGCAGTAATCAAAAACATAAAACGCGGGTTTTTCTGGTATCCCGGATTCCAGTTTTTTTCCTTCAACAACCGCCTCCAGCATGTCGGCGAACAACGCGGCACCATTAACGCGAGAACCGGGTTTTTTGTTGGCCTCAACCCATTTGACGCCCTGCACTTCCATTTTCTGAGCGATAGAGAGTTCATCATCACCAGTATTGTAGATCGCGCTATCGGCCGGGCCGGGTACAACCTTTTTGCAGATACCCGGCATAATATTGAGTTGTCCCTGAGTGACACCATCGAGTTTTATCTCGTCAGGTTCGTCAACTTCCTGGCCTGTTAGCCGCTTATCAATCCACGCGACGCCTTTTGCGACGTTGGTAGATGACATGTTCAGCCCTTTATTCAGTTCGTCAGGCGGGCAACCGTACCACTCGCCAATCAGAATCAGAGACCCGGCGGGCGGGCAGAATTGACGCCCATCAGGCAGCGTCGCGACAGAGCCATCCGTGCGAGCCCACCAGAGATTAGAGAACGGTTTCGACTCCCCCCAGTCATGGGAACGGTCAACGGTCCAGCTATCCGGTATGCGGAACGGCTTAATGACGTGAAGCGTCTCATTCCATAGATGGTCAAAGCGTCCGCCGCTGGTCACATCCCATGAACCTTTTACCCACGCCTTACGGCGGTTCGGGTCTTTGATGGACATCAGCGTTGCGATGTACTGCGGATCCAGATACGGGTTCTCTTTGAAAGAACCGTGTATCGCGACGCGGGTTAACGTGATCTCTTCTTCCCGCTCGGTTTGAGGGTTGAACACTAATTGTTTGTGACGCTGTACAGTTCCGCGCGGTGCCGGTTCGATAAATCGTTTTTTTACCCAGGTATGACCGATGCCAAATGGGTTGGTCGTGCTGAATACTTCGAGTGGGATCGGTTTTAGCAACGATCCATCTTTTCGCGGATAGTCTTCAGGCCGGAACGATGACCGGCGACACGAAAACATTGCTTCATAGAAATCTGAGTTAGGTTGTTTGGTCAGCTCGTTAAAGCCGATAAACGGAAATTCTTGCCCGTGGAAGTTCCAGTAATCATCAGCTTCACTTCCGAACCGGAACAGCAGTTCTTCACCCGTAGGCCAAACCCATCGCAATTCACTTGCAGACCGAAGAAAATTTGCCCCGTCGCCGAACAGGTTATACATACGCTTAGACTGCGTGATGATGTCTGCAAGGTTTTTATACTCAGTGTCAAAGATGACACCGCGCCAGAATGAACCATAACCAACACCGACATTACGGCGAAAACGAGCCAACTGCGCAGCGGTTTTGCCTGGTCCACGCGTTCCCTCGTAGAGGATCTCATTACATGGGCAACTCAGCGAAAGAGATTGTGATCCAGGCAGAGGCTTCCATACAGCCTTGTAATTCATCCACCAAGAACCTCATTTTGTTGTTTCTGCGCAGCAGCTTCCCATTCGTCAACGTTGTCACAGGATGGAACGGGCATAACGTTGTGAGTGGATATAACGTTCTGTTCAACCTTCTGCTTGTTGGTATAAACGTCACCGACCTCTTTAGCAGCCTGTTCGAGAAGCTGGGCCGTCATGCCGAGGTTTTTCATGTTCTCGGCGGTAACAGACATTCGCTGCAGTACGCGAAGTCGATAAGCCTTATTAGCGATCGGGATTTCTGCAATTTCCGTCTGGAAGCGCTCGCGGGTTTCGTTGAACATCTCGACCCATTTTTTCGCCAGGCCTTTGCCGTTAGCTTTTGTCGGGTCGTGGGATTCAACCTGCTGACGAGGAATACTGATGCCAAATTCTTTTTTGACAGCCTCCACCACCTGAGAAGGGGTGTCGAAGCACGCAAGCGATTGAACGATGAAGGCTTTTACCTCACCTTTTAATGCCGCCATAGCTTACCTGCCCGTCATAATCAGTCATAAAATCAAGCCAGTTTCAGCATGCACGTCCCGCACGCTCTGGCAATGTTAAGATGTGCAACCTCCGCAGACTTATTCGCCGCATCAACCATTTCCTGCACTTCATTACTGGCACCATATCGACGGACCACACCAACAAACTCTTCAACATCGTGACCACGCATACACAGTTTCGGCAGGCCGGAGTCACGGTAGAACTTCGGGGAGCCGTATTCATCGATCTCCTGCGCTATGTGGTAAAGCTCATGCTCTACCAGTGCACAGAATTCGATGTCAGAGCATTGCATGCAGAAGTCACCGGCCAGCGTGATAATGAAATCCGGTTTATGTCCGAACCACTCATGCATCTGCTGTTCCATCCGGGCTTTTTGCCATCCACCAGCACGCATCATCACTTCCTCTGCCTGACCAAGAACCGTTCGTCCTTTTTTGGTGAATGCGGTCGCTGCCCACATAAACGCTATGTCAGCATCTGCGAGGTGTGCGTGGTCGGGATTATGCAGGTGGCCAGAGTCGGCGATAATTTGTTCCTGAACCCACTTCCATACACCATCAGCAGGGGCTAACCGTATGTACGGCGCGAACTCTTCAATGAATGCGGGTGACGGCATCGGGCGGCGATCGTCATCTAATACAGTGACCTGCATATAACCTCCGCAGACTATCGCCCAAAGCGCTGCCAAATAATGCCACCAGACAGGCATTCATTGTGAATAGCTTTGCGGATCGTTTTAGCCAGTTCATCCATTGCTTTCTGGTCTGTCGCCACCTGCTTTGCAACATCACGCGCCGCACATTCAGCAGCATTTTTCAGCGCGTTTTCGAGCAGCGATTCGAGATTGGCATCAATACTAGGTTTAACTTCGAACTTATCGGTACTGATGGTTACCTTGTTCTGCTCCGGCTTATCACTGCGAACACCAAAGCTGATGTTGTAGATATTGTTCACCGGATGAGGTACTTCTGGAGCTGCGTAGATAGAGCCACCAATAGATGCCCCATTGATGAATAGTTTTCCGCTGCCGTCAAATTTGAACCCGGCAACATTTCTTAGGCGCTCATTAAATTCATCGATCATCTTTTGGACATTGGATGTATCCACTTCGAGATTAATAGAACAGCAATATTCCTTCTGGCGTTCTTTGCCAAACTGCGTGTTGACCAGGTATTCAACGGCAAATTTCTGCCCTTCAGCAGTTAGGAAGGTGAAGTGATTTTCTTTCTGGTATTCCGTCGCTGTATGTCTGGTTTCAGCAAAGCCCAGTTCGCGAAGTTCGGCGGCACCGGATTTAGACGGCAGGTCACCTGATAGCAATGCGCCACGGTAAAACAGCACATACAGCACGTCAGCAGCTGCGCCAGATAGCGTAATGATTTCGTTACTCATGATACGTTTCCTTTTAGACGTGAGCCTGTCGCACGGCAAAGCCGCCAAGAGTTAACGGATTACCCAGGCTCACTACTGAAAGACTCTCTTTGATGTGCGCGTGCGATGCGCGGGGGTATTACTACCAGGAGTGCTCGTATGCGATGTTGGTCAGTTCATCTGACAGCTCACTGATGGTGTAGGCTATAGCCATTTTCTGTTCTCTGTTGAGCGATGGCCACAACTGACGCAAGGTATCGCTTAGGTGGTTTTGCCAGTGTTCACCAGCACTAAGCTCCTCCCAACCAGCGGGCAGCAGGCAAAGACCGCGTCCATATTTTTCTTCATCTGGTGTTAGAGGTGGTAATGGATTTGCCGCCGCACTGGTGTCGTTTCCCCATGCACCAACGACAACACGCCCACCACCAGCAAGGTGAACCGTTACGCCCTTTTCACCAATTTCAACAGCGTTGTTCATCAGTAATCTCCTGGAGTCATGCGTTATCGCAGGCATTCAGTGAATGCCTGCAGAACTGATCGGCATAGTCTCATTCATACAAAGTGAAACCATTTCCAAATCTCCCGTAATGAACATTCCAAAGATACGGAATAATAACGACTCACCATAGGGAACGACCTATTAGGCCCTACAATAGATAGCCTCGAGATGAGGTTATCTCCCCTCACAAAATCTTAAAGGAGACAAAATGAATTCATCCAAGATCTTGGTTGCGACTTTGCTCGCACCTTCAATAAGCACCATTCTGTGGTTTATTCTGAGCCTGATTCACTTCATGCTTACAGGTGTTCCATTGGTATGACGTACTAGGGCTGGCCATCTTCTTTCGCGAAGGCTGCTAGGTCTTCAATCTGCTTAGCTGTAAGAACTACTGTCATGCTCATTCCTCAGTTGTTAAAAAGCCACGCTATTGCGAGGCTATAGGTTTGTTGTTTGACTCTCTCACCGAGTCGTAAATCCGCTCACACGTCATCCCTGCCCTGTAGCTTTCATCAGATCGTTCAGCATAATATCGAGCTTCTTCCGCAAGACTTCCGAGCATGTCGGCGAGCATTGCTGTGTCGGCTCCGGCTGTTTTGCTTCTGACGGCAGCGGCAAGATCTGCGGTGTGCTTTGCGGCGTCCAGGCGGGCGGCAAGCTTTGTTGCTTCGGTGCGCAACTGGCTAACAGTGGCAGACAAGCCAGCAGCAGTGGCAGCAGATTTAGCGGCTTTCGCTTGTGCATCTTTCACAGCCTCATCACGGGCAATAATGCATATATCATGCGGGCTGCGGTCTGCGCGTTCGCTGTTTGCGATGATTCCGCGCTGTCACGTTCCGCCCACTTCTTTTCCCAACCGCGGCTGCTCCATACGCTACCGGCGATGAATGCAACGGACACCAGCAATATCAGCGCCAGTAGTTTCCAGTGTTTCTCCAGGATGCCCATCATGACAGGAACACATCACGCTCAGCCTTGCGGCGATTCGTGAGCCCCGGCATAACTTTTCCGCCTGACTTATTCCAACGCAGAAACTCATCGGAAGCGCCCTTGATATCGCCTGCATTAAGCTTTTGCAGCAGCGTTGAAGTTGAAATAGCGCGCAAGCCTACGTTGTAAGCGAACGATACCAACGCATCAAACTGGCCTTGTGTTAGTTTTACCCTGACCAGCTTAAGCACGTCGTTTTCATAGCTCACCAGCCCCGTTTTTAGCAACCGATCAGCAGTAGACTGGTCAATCGTCATCCCCGGCCTTACGGGCTTTCCATCTACCGGGTGAGTCCAGCCATAACCAATCGTCCATGGCGCACCACCTGTACCCGGGTCTGGATAGGCAGTCAATCGGCAGCCTTCGAACTTTTTAATCAGTGCAATTCCGTTAAGGCTGGTTTGCATCGTTTACTCCTGCTTTTCTTGAAGCGAACTTCTTAATCAGGGAACCGATAGAAGCGGTACCGAGATAGCCGATGAACACGCTGCCGATATAAGCCAGGTTTGTGCTCAGACCGATAAAATCGAGGATGTCTCGAACGAACCAGGCGATCATGGCGCACATGAGGCCATCGATTAACGTCTTTGACAGCGTGTCGCCGTTGTAGCGCCCCCGCAGGTACGCCATGCCGAAAGCCAGCATTGCACCAATACCCTGCTCCTTGGCGGCAAGTAGCGCAGCGATGAAATCTTGTTTGTATGGCATTTTCATAGGCCTCACCTCCGATTTTTCGGATGGCGCTGTGTGTGATGTAAGGGTCAGGCTTCACGGGCTGTATTTATCAACAAAGCACGTAGTAATTGATTCCCGTGAGCCTGAAAATTTAAAAGGCCGCCAAATGGCAGCCTTTACGTTGATGAGATTGCTTGCTGTATTCTTTCACCTAACCATTTCATTACTGGCACAGGCATTGAGTTGCCGAGCGCTTTGTAACGAGGTAAAGGAGAGTTCGAGCGCCAGGGAATGTTTGTGTGACCCACAGGGAAGCCCTGGAGCCGCTCACACTCCGATGGAGTAAGCCGACGAACCCTAAGCGATGGGGTAACTTCGACAATTAAGCCACCTCGCATACGCATATCCTGATTTGACGTTCCGTTATAGCTCGCAAGCAACGTTCCCGCCGTTTCAGGTATAGCGCTCAGGCAATATCGGTGGAATTCTCTCTCAATGCCTGAATAAGCATTGGTGCCGGATTTTTTCTGTTTGCCGTAATATTTGTCAGAGCGCGACGGCAAAGATGGGAACTCAAATAAAACGGTTCCTGGGTCAAATCCTTGTCGAGCACTTGCCATAACGAAGACTCGTTTACGAGACTGGGGCACTCCGAAAAATTCGGCGTTGAGGACTCGCCAGGCAATTGTTCTCGATGGTCCAGAGACAACACCAGCGTTTGCCCATCTTTTCCCTGCTGGCTGTAGTGCGCAACCTTCCCCGGCCAGCGCACCAAGAAAGCAACCGAATGCATTATCATGGCTATTTAGTACCCCTGTTACATTTTCCCAAAGAATAATCGCCGGCTCTTTCCCAGATTCAATACGAGATCTGTCGATCTGATCTGCCAGCTCAACGAAAGACAAGGTAAGTTGACCGCGTTCGTCATCCAGACCTTTACGCTTCCCGGCAACACTGAATGCCTGGCATGGCGTTCCGCCAACCAGAACAGCTGGTGCTGCAACTTCACCTTCACGAATTCGACCACTAATTCGGGTCATGTCGCCAAGGTTAGGTACGTTGGGCCAGTGGTGCTGCAATACAGCACAGGGAAATTTTTCAATCTCTGAAAACCACTCTGCCTTCCATTTGAGCGATTCCCAGGCTACTGATGCGGCTTCTATTCCTGAACAAACAGATCCGTAAGTTACAGGCATTAAATGACTGGTCATTTATACAGTATTCCATTAGTATCACCAGGCTAGCTAGCGTGGTGGGCCTTGGTTTACTTCATGACCGTATTCATGGGTAAATGGCTGTTGGCAGGGTCTAGACTGTCAACGGTCGCCCATTTTCACGAAGCCCGCAAATAGCGGGTGCTCTTCATTCAAACCACACTTACGCAGTGTCCGCGCTCATGCCCTTGAGTCCGTAGTCAGGGGTATCTCATGAATCCCTCACCTCTAACCGGTGAACGACTAGCGATCGCTCTGGAGTACCGGTACGCCTTCTTCTTTATTGACCCTCACCAGCGCGTATTGCAGTTTGGATCTGCATCTGGCTCTCATAGAGACTAGGGGCAGCATCATGACTGCTGCTTTGCCTAACGGCTGCGGTCCGTCCGTTCTACTCGTGCATTTTCTTACCCTCCAGAAACGCAAAAGCCCCACGGGGTTAACCGCAGGGCTTGCATTCTTTTTGTCGACAATCGAACCTATGGCGACGATATCAGATTTACATGAAATATATGCGTTTCAGTTCGGTTTTGCAATAATAACATCCAAATTTGTCGCCTTTTGTTGTGAACGTGATCGCGTTACAGAGATAAGTGCACCGCTATCAAGTCGCTTAAGGCCGCTGCGCATTGCCAGCCAGTGAGGTAGATAGGTTTCTGTCCAAGTGGATTTTGCCACGCCCACCAGCTCCGCCAGCTTCTGGTATTCATAGGCGTCCCGCCCGGCCAACTCGGCCTTCACATCCTGCGCCGCCAGCCAGATAAGCTGGCGCAATCTGTCTATGGTCTTCTTCGCTATGCGCTTCCCGGCCAACTGCGCGCTGAATTGTTCCCATGCCCACCGGGTGATCGTCTCCTGATGCTCCCAACGGATGTTTTCACTGTAGTTCCACAGCAGCCATGCCTTTTGGTGTTCGTCCAGAGACAGCAGCGCACGGCGCCATGATGCTGTGGAGTATTCAACCGGCTGCACCAGAGGAATATGTGAACCCTTAGCATGCGACTGTTTGCCCGGTATTGGTGGGTTATCCAGCGTAATCATTTTCCCGGTCACTTCATCCAGCACTCGAGGCTTCTTACGTTTAAACGTGCCCGTATCAAATTGGGCGTTCTCAAGCCAGGCCATTAACTGCCCTTTCGTCGCACCACTTAAATCGGCGGTGGCCACCATCAGCTGCTGGCGCACGTATTCAAGAAATTGAGTGTTCATACAGCACCGCCTATGGTTTTGATGTAGTTCTTCAGTATTCGGTAGTCCGTTAGCACAGAGCCCGGAAAGTGGTATAAGCGCAATCTTTGCCAGCGAACGCGGAGGTGATCGGCAAAGTAGGTTTCGAATGTCACGCGGCCTCCTGCTTTTTCAGTACGCGTAAGTCGGCCAGCGCGGTGAATCTGATTTCCTTCAGTTCTTCGACTGTCCAGCGATGCGGGATATTATTATTCTCAAGCGCCAATACCGGCTCTTCGCCATAACGCTCCACCAGCGCAGCCCGGTATGCTTCGATATTCCCGGATTTATGGACGTTGCAGACGTCACACTGAAGATGGATGTTGAAGCGAGTGAAGCGCAGATGCCCGGCGGCGGCCGTGGTCCGATAATGGCCAGCATGCCAGGCGAACGCCGTTTTAGTTCCGCAGGAAATACAGCCCCGCCCCTCCGCCAACTCGGTCTCGCGGCAAATGTCGTTTACAGCGCGCTGCGTCAGGTCAACCCAGTGCTTCAGCGGTTTAACTGCTGCTTTGCGCTGGCGCCAGGCTGCGCGCTCTTTTTTCTCGGCAGCACGCTGTTTGGCAGACTCCTTACGCTGCGCATCCTCCCGTGCTTTTCTGGTCTGCTCCTTTCCGACGGCGCTGGCGCATTCGTAACCGCACACGGTCTGCGTGTCGCGCACCGGGTGGAACCACTTCCGGCATTCTTTGTTGGCACACTTGCGGCGAGGTAATTTAGCCATGTTCACCCCCACGCCTTGTTTTGCCAGACACGGCTCGGGCGCGGCGCTTTCTCGCCTTCCGGCAGTTGCACACTGACAGTCCAGGTGATGTTGTCGCGATTCAGGCTGCGTTCTACCGTGGCGCCACGACGGAGGTAACTGCCCACCAGCTCGTCGGCCTGCTCGGTTGTGCATTCGTGATGGTGGAACCAGGAATATTTCATCGCCATCACCCCGCAAAGCTCATAAGCTGCGATGCGGCGTTTTCCGCTTCTCGCTGAGTCTTGAATGCCCGGGACAATACCCAGCGCCACAGAACATCAAGCGCGGCTTTGTACAGTTGCTGGAACTCGGTTTCGTCCATGTTGGCGAAGGCAATGCTGCGGGGGTGTTTGCGAAGTGTTCCGTCAGGAAGCTGAATAGCGTCATAGTGACCAGACTCGACGATCACCCAGGCGCGATAAGCATCATAGGATTTGCAGATGCTAATGCTACCTGCTCGCTTATCAGCGATACGGTCGAGATATTGCTCGGCGGCGTCCAGGAGTGCAGCTTCACTTCCACCGAACGAGGCGAGGAATTTAGCGTACCCGGTCACCAATTTACGTTCGTTGGAAGATATCGCCCCGCCAGTAGGTTCCCAGTATTCAAACCCGAGATTCAGGAGCGCAAAGAAACGGCGATGGAATGCGGGATTCCTCACCTGACGAAATTCGGCTACCAGCACGGCACCGAGTTTGATTTTTGATTGCAGAATATCACTGGTCTCCGGCGTAGCGGGGATCAGGATACCTGAAGACTGCTTGATTAGTTGTAGCTGCGCCATGGTGCTCTCCGTGGCGCAGATGGTCGTCAGTTTCTCAGGCTGACACTGACATTATGTACAGTTGATAATAGGAAATCAATCAACTGGTTCGATGTTTAACTGAATGATTGCGTCATCTACAGCGGATCTGTTTTCCTCTGTAACATCGTGCTGATGCGCAATTAAATACTGGCTGTCATTTAACTCGTAAAGGGATAGCTTGAAAACTTCGCCATCTAGTTTTATAGATGTTGTTCTGGGTGGAATTTCACCGCTGTACTTCCGAATATCAACAAAAGTACCAAATTCACCTTTAAGAATAATAATATTGAACATAAACCCTCACTTTTTCTCGTTCTGAGATGACATCTCGATGTAACGTGGGTCTGACGCTCTTGGCAGTGTCAGGCTCTGCTCGCGGTAGAAACGCACTCGTTCCATGAAGTATTCGCGCAGGTGCTCAGGCTGCTCACGGGCTACCTGCTCAGCGATAACAGGCATGTTTAATCGTTCTTTGTACGCTACTCCACTGGCGGCCAGGTCGACGTTAACCTTGTCCTGCTCTTCTTTCGATTTTGCTGCGATGTTATGACATGACATGATGAATCCCCCTCGATGCTTTGAGAGGGATTATACAACCAATAGTACAGTCTGGTGTTTGTGGGTATTTTCAAATACCAACTTTAGTGGGCCAATATTTTAATTTACCTCTTTATTTTAAAAGTAAAAATGGTAGATTTAGCTCACCCCTTGCTTGCAAGGTACAACGGAGGGTTGGCCGAGTGGTTTAAGGCGCCTCACTGATACTGAGATAGGCGAGAAATCGCTACGAGGGTTCGAATCCCTCACCCTATTGCAGGGGGTTGACTTAAAGTCAGCCCCCTTTTTTATTTCAGATGAGATTTAGCGTTGCATAGGATTTAGCCATCACGCGGCTTTCTGTCGCTGGCACAGCTCCGGAAAATTAGCCCTTACCAGCGCCTCGGCGAACGGTGGCGGCACCGCATTGCCACATCGCGCAACCTGCTTGTCCTTCGCGTACTTCTTGCCCCGATAGTCCTGGTCGATGATGTACCACTCAGGGAATCCCTGAGCGCGGTATAGCTCGTGCGGTTGCAGCATACGCATGCCAATATCAACGATGCGGTAAGTTATGCCGTCAACTGTCACCAGCCCGTCGCAATCCTCGCCGCAGTATTTCCGCAGAAACTCAAGCGTCTGCTGCGCGCGATGTTCGTCGTATTCATCGACCGCAAGAGTGGTTTTCACCTCCCCTACGTGCAGCCCGCCCGCCGTCACCGTTGGCATTGGTTCACTGGTTGGTTGTCCGTCCCGGCAGGTGCCGCGCAATTTCACCAGGTGAGAGGTTATTGCGGCATGATGATTTCCCGTCGTTAAGGTGTGAGCCGGATTGTCCAGCGTACCGCCCGGATGACCAGTGTTATTGACCATCAAATGAGCAGCGACAACTGCGTGGTGATCGACCGTGGTGACCGAGTGCGCTGGTTCGTCCAACCCAACGCCCGGCCCGGAGTAATTCCCGCCGTAATGCTTCGCAAGGAATGCGCTCACCGTCGCGAACTTATTGCCGCCGGCAGTAACGGTACCCAGCGGATTATCCAGTCGCAGCACACGCGGTTCTTGTCCGGGACGTTCGCCATAACCCATCTGGATCAACGTGGGTGTTACAAGTTGAGATTTGCCGCCACCGCCAGCGGTGATGGTTGCGCTCGGTTCATCTGCCCGGTGTCCAACGCTGGCCCCGAACTGGCGGGCTATCACTGGCGCAACCAGACAGGCGCGGGATTGTTTCAGAATTGTGTGTGCAGGTTTATCCAGCGGGCGTGGTTTGGCCTGGTATTCACTACCACCATTCCCCGCCAGAAATGGCGTCAGCGCAGCCTCAACAATCCCGAGTGCATGCCCATTCCCGCCCGGACGTTTTGACGTGCCAGCGGTAACCGTCGGTACCGGTTCGGTAACGGGCAGGCCTGTTGCGCCAGTGCGAAACTTTGTCAGGTGCGGAACGGCTAACGCGTAACCGTGGGTTTTTGTAATGGTCTGCAAAGGCTCGCCCAGCGCCTGACCACGGAAACAGTCATAACTCGTTTTGGTGCTGGTGTGATTGCACTTCACGATGAACGGCGACGCACTGTCGATCACAAATCGCTGTATGCCGCGCGCGATCCGCTTCAGGGTATTTTCTGCCAGCGGCTTTTTGCGGTCGAATATCGACGGCGCCGGAATTGTCCAGTCGATACACTCCGCAGCTGTGCGCCATGGCGCCAGCCTGCCCGACTGAACCGCAGGAGATTTCGGATCTCCGTGTGTTGGTTCCGGCCACACAATCGGCTTCCCGTCGCGACGCATAACCATGAAGAAACGTTTTCTGATTGTCGGTGCGCCATAGTCGCAGGCGCGCAGTTCGCGATATTCGACAACATAACCCAGGCCTTTAACCAGCCGCGCGGCATCTTCGCTATCAAGCGAAATATTCAGAAACTCACAGCATTCAGCCAGCGCCGGGTGTGATGCAGAAATACCCGTGGTCAGCATTGCGACAAAGGCGTTAAAGGTCTCACCAACCCGCGCCGGATCAGGACGCTGTTCAACTGGCTCAGGTGGTCCGATAAATTCATCAAGAAAGCGATCCGCGTGACTGATGAATGGCAATTCGCGTAATAATGGCCCCCACGTTTTAAACTCTTCGACGTTTTCCAGTTTCATTACCCGCGGCTCAACATCCAGCCCCCAGCGCAGCACCACCCAAGCCAGTCCGCGGATCGCTTTCTCGACAGGCTTAGCCCCTTTAGCTTTAGAAAAGTGGCGGCAATCTGGAGAAAACCACGCCAGCGCCACCGGACGTCCTGCGGTAGCTATCTTGGGGCGAACCTCATACACAGATTCGCAATAGTGCAGCGTATCAGGGTGATTCGTTGTGTGCATCGCCACGGCGTTCTCATCATGGTTGATTGCTATATCAACACTACGACCGATCGCCAGCTCAATTCCCGTACTCGCCCCACCGCCGCCGGCAAAGTTATCAACGATGATTTCTCTCACGCGTATTTCTCCATGGCGATGACCAGTGACTGTGCCGCTGTGATGATGGCCGGTACCGGCATTTTCTCCAGCCACATGCGATTGATGTGATGTTTAAGGCGGCGCTGGTGATGTGACGGGAGATCCCCGGCACTTTCAATCTGGCTATATACCATTCCCACTTCGGCAGGCCAGACAGTTTCCTCAACATTCACCAGCAGCAGGTTTTCCAGCTCGACGATACGCTTCGTGGCGTATTCCAGTTGCGGGTCCATCACTTATTCTCCTGTTTCGGTGCTGCTTTAATCATTGCTGCCCAGCACAATTTCGCCCGGTGCGCTGCTTGTTCGCAGCCACTCATTTCCTGATAAGCATCCCACTCTTCCGATTTACTGAATAATTCGTCTGGTTCAGACTCGAAGCCGTTAATAATCATGTTCTCGGTCGGAACGATAGGCACCAGTACGTAACCATCCGGAGTTACCGGAGAGTTGCCAGCCTGGAGCATGGCGGCGCGGCAGGCGTTCCAGGAATCAGCGGCCGCATTTCGCTGGTCTTCATCCCACTGGAATACAGCGCAGTCACGACTCCTGGCGCTTGCAATAATCTCGATATTGTTCGGAGTGGCTTCTTCCGGTACTACCGGCGCTGGCGGGGCGGTGTAGAGAATGCGCGTTTCGACGTCTGGACGTTTTGCGAATCCCTCATACTGCTCTTTGGTGCAGTCATCCCAAAGGTCACTATCTACGTAACGCTCGCGCCATTGGTATACAGGCGCAGCCGCTTGTGCATCCAGCGCGATACGCGCCAGCTCTCGCACAACTTCCGGTGGCGCGTAATGGTCATTCAGGTCATCCCACAGGCGGAGCATACTGTCGCTTTCAGGGTGAACATCCTCATTTGTGCCAGCCAGTGCAGTGATAACCTCGTCGGCAGCATCAATAATTTTCTGAGCCTGTTCTCTGGTAATAGTGCTCATGGGTTAGTCCTTCAAAAAGATGATCCAGTGAGTTTTATCGTTCTTCCCGGTGCGCTGACCGATAATTGGCTTCACATTAGTGAGCGCCAAAATCTGGCTAACCGGGATCTGCGTCTCGTTCCATTTGAATATGAGAACGCCGTGTGGCCGCAGTACGCGGAAAGCCTCTTTGAACCCGGTTCTCAAATCAGAACGCCACGTTTTTTTGTTCAGTCGCCCGTACTTTTTACCCATCCAGGCTGACTGGCCCACGCGCTCCAAGTGCGGTGGGTCAAACACAACAACCGGAAACATTGCGTCGGCGAATGGCAGCGCACGGAAATCGGCAATCAGATCGGGACTGATAACCAGGCGGCGACCGTCGCACAACTCGTGCTCTTCAGCGCGGATATCAGCGAACACCGTGCGGGTGTCCTGTTTGTTGAACCAGAACATGCGGGAGCCGCAACACACGTCCAATATTGTTTGCTCTGCCATCACTCCCCCTTCACGCCAATGCCAGCGGAGCGGATGGCTTCGTCGAAGAACCGAGTAATCTCTGCGGCTTTATCACCAGTTACCCGATATCTGAACGGGCGTCCGTATGAATCCAGCGTATCCCCCAGGGCAAACCAATCGTCAGAATACGGGCAGGATTCGAACTTTCGCCCGTCACCACCCGTAATGTACCGATTGATTCTGGTTATCCCTCGATGGGTGCAGGTGCCGCCTTGCCAGCACGTAGCTCCATCTGGCTTAAAATCCCGTTTAGCCATCTACTCATCCTCCTCACACCGGAATCCAGCCAGCCGAACCTGCCGCTTAGCGAGCGTGATAGCTTCTTCATATGCTTTTTCTTGCTCAGTCCAGTAGCCGTTTGTTTTTGGCAGCAAAACGGGATTAGCTAACTTCGCCTCCAGTTCTGCTATGCGCTTCTCTGCGACTTCCAGTGCTGCTATCAACTCGTCGGTATAGCTCTCTACTGCTGACGCTATAATGCGAAGCTCATCGCTATGCACTTCCATAGTAAGGCGAGAAAGGCGGTGCTGATTGGCGTGTTTATCGGTGTTCAGCAGCGCCTGTTTGTTGAGTGCTGTCATTGGGCTGCCTCCTGATTTAGCTTCTCACCGCAATCCATGCAGTAGTTATCAGCACGCGAGCTGCGGCGGTGCTGGCATTTCGCGGTATCCCAGCCGCAAATGGCGCAAATACCATGCTGAGTACCGTCATAAACCCGACCGCCGTCGTGCTTGCAGTACGACTGAAATCGGCGTTCTAACTCTTCATAGGTTGGTTTGTTCATGACTGCACTCCTTTGCGAAGCTGGGCGGCGAACTCTGCGAGAAACTTCTCTGCGTACTCGCCAGAAATTCCATCAGCAGCTGGCAGAGTGGAGTTTGCCAGTTCTTCTTTGGTGTCCAGAATCTTGCGCACCACGTCGCAAACCTCTGTCAGAGGCTTATCAACGAAACCGTGATTGAATGCAGCAGCGAGGCGACCAGCGGCATAGTTGATACCCTCGTTACGTGCCTGCTCCCGCACATCAGACAGGAAGGCGTCGGTGGCTGGGGTTTCTGACCATAAATCAGGCATCACATCATCCCACTTAGCAATGTCACCGTTCAGGTGATAGCCAACAATGCCGTCTGATTCGTAGTAGAGTGTTTGCACATCGCCGATTACCTGCTGCATATGCGCATTCTCCGCCGCCAGCTCCCTGCACTTGCTCTCGGCATTAGCGAGCTGTACTGTCAGTTCTTCGTAGGTTGGTTTCATGCTAATACCCTCCCGTAAAACGCCAGTACACGCTGCATAGCCGGACTTGTGCGGCATACTGATGTGACCATGTTTTTTCGCACGCTCGATTTGAGCTGCTTGATATTCAGCTCCCCGCCGGGTTGCAGCGAATAGACCGGGTGATGCGGCTCGCCAGTGCGGATTACTACAGCTCTGCGTGCCAGGTGAAGCAGCAGGTTGTGTGCCTTCTTGCAGTCGCATCCCAGCAGGTTCTGAACCTGACGCGGCGTGATCGTCTGGTTAACCCGAAGAAAATCGACAATTGCCCACAGTGATTTGCTTGCCATAGTGATTTCCCCCATTAGACCAGACCAGCGTTTTTGCGTTGTTTGTACTGAGCCATCAGCATCTCTGCAGGCGTTGGGCCAGTAGCTGCTTTCGGCGCGGCAAGTGCGCGACGGATTGGCGGTACCGGCTTACCGGACAGCGCTCGCTTTTCCCAGTCATGCAGGATGTCACCAGCTGCTCGGATAAGTTCCTTCTCGCTGAGCTGTCCCTCTGTTCCACGACGGCGCAGTTCCAGGCAGACGTGGTAATACAACGGGTTTTTATCCTTCCATGGGAACTGCTCACTGGTCGGATAGCGAAAAACAAGTTTCCGCCAGCGCCAGTATTCGCTCATGATGTCGTCCACACTGACCCCCAGCGCACCACTCCCCTCACGGCACCACGAAATAAACTGACCCGGCGACGGCCAGAACGGTGACTGGCTGGATCGAGCTTTCTGCATCCCGGCGGAAAGTTGCTCACGGGAGGTGATGCCTGACTCAGCAAAAGCCGCGATCCATTGCTGCTTTGCAACGCGAATATCAGCGTCAGTACGTAGGTTCGTCTGAGTGGATGCCGGGAATACCTGCATGAGGTTTTCAAAAAGCATATCCACCAGCTTTTCAGCGTCAGCGTTAACAACCTTGCGTCCGTCGTAAGAATCTCCAGCCATGCGTGATAGCATTTCGCTGTCGCAATTCTGAATTGCACGATAAAGATCCGGGGTCATAAAAATTTCTCCCATGCTTCAGGACTGTTCCAGTGCGGGCCAGTTTCGGATTTGTTTGCGCTGACATCTGTGCGTGGCTTACGGGTAGTGTCTTCGCTGTGAAGGGTTAACGTGTCCCACTTGGCGCGGAGCTTTGCGGGGGAGAGAATATTTTTGTACCAGAACGAGTCTTTACAGGCCCATCGGAACAGCTCACAAATCTCTTTGTGGGTGCGTCCGTCCAGTTGGCGCATCAGGCGTATATCATTCGCCCAGCCAGCCATATTCGGTTTTTTCAGGGATGGTTTGGTGATGTCGCGCAGCGCCAGCATCCACTCTGCACAACGGAGATCGTCAGATGTCCCCCACTTGTCACCTTTCGGTGTCTGGACAGCTGCATCAGGAACAATTTTTGAAATTCTCTGACGTACATTAAATACGTTAGTATTTAATATTACTTCTTGTTCATGATTCTCGGGCTTAAGCGCGCCCTTATGCTCGGGGTTATGCTCGGCATCCACTCCCGAAGCCTCGCCGTTGCTGGGTTCGTTATGCGCGGGGTTATGCTCGCTGTTATGCGCGGCGTTATGCGCGGGTAAGTAGTCCATTTTTTGAGCGTAATACGCGAAATTTGTGATGGTAATTACAGTGCCTTTTCTCTTCTCGCCAGCGGTTGAAATCATCCCTTCTTTCACGAAAAGAGACAGCATTCGATCCACTGCATGACGGCTGGTTGGCTCCCCATTTCGGTCGCATAATTTCAGCCCGAGATCTGCCGACGTGGTCACCAGTTGTCCGGTTTGTAATGGCCACTGCCGGCCTTTAAAGCTTGCCGTGTAGGGCTGGCGGGCAGCGCCCAACAGAAGGTTCTCCCATAGCGTGCGCAGGAAGACATCTTTAGCCCAGGGCTTCTTCAGTACACTCCGGTACAACGGGATGAATCCGGTCTTCTGGTTCTCCATCCGGTTGCTCCTGACGGCGGTACGCGCCGCAAAATCGGCGTAAGCAACATTCGACATAGCTATGCTCCTTTCGCCTGGTGTTTTGTACATGCGTTTGTCATAATGACCTCGTAATTCTGCCTGGAGTTACATCCGAAGACTGGCTGTGTTGGCGCACAACAGTCTTCACCCTTTCAGAACAGTCCTTGCTGACCACCGCGCTTAACGCGTTTCGTCTCAAATCGATCCGCCGGCAACGTCTGTTTTTCTGCCCATAATTTCGCGTGACGCAAAACATCATCAAAAATCCTCCCTTTGCGACTTGCCTGAGACATGCGCTTGTACATATCGACAGCCTGAAATGCCCCCCCCTGCGCCACTGCCGCAGTAAAGCCCTGCCGGACCAGTTCTTCCCGAACGTGCTTTTCGATAAATTCGATGTGGTTCATTGCTGTTTCCCCCTCACATCGCACCCAGCATCATCTGCACCATCTCCATCAGTGGACCGGTTAAGCCAGGGTCAACGCGGTACATCTCCACGATCCCCTCGCTCAACTCTTTCAGCTTCTGATGCCGTGGTGCATTCATAGCGACGGCAATCTTCGCTTCACTGGTCTCCTTCTCCAGCCGCGCCAGGCGAGCCATGATGTTGTCTTCTGGCAGCAGACGGTTGCGAAACTCAATCGGCAGAACAGCGAGGATTGCAGGAGTCAGTTGGCGAACGTTCTCGCGGTATCGTTCGCTATTGAAATGGTTGTCCAGGAAGCGGAAAAGCTTCTGACGCTTTCGGCAGAGATCGTCAGGGAAAGTGACGTCGTCACCGCCCTGAGCCACGTACTCTTCGATGATCAGAGCAGAAACGACATCCTGACCATCCACGCCCGCCCATGAACGAACCGCGTCACGAATATCTTCGTGGCTCGGCCCCTTGTTCGTTTGAGCGCGATTTATCACCGCCTGCTGCGGCGATCCTGTATCCTGGTAAAACGTAAGTGATTGCATTTGCAGTCCCTTGATGGTTAGCGCCGCCGGTCAGACGGCTGAATGTGGATGCGGAAACAATTCAGGAAGGTCGGGACGGAATTCATGAGCTTGAATCTGTCCTTCGCTGGCCTTTACCAAAACAGGAACATGGATCGGGGATATTTGTTTTTTCCCATTTAGCCAGTCGCAGATAGTGGATTGGGCCTTACCACATCGTTTCGCTAGCTCTTTCTGACTACCGGCGATTGCAATCGCTTTTTCTACAGCAGTGTTTTTCATAATCGCTCCTTCTATCAATTTTGATCGATTATGTTTATCGCTTTAACGAATGTCAATCGCCTATGCGATTTTTTGCTTATTAATCGCTGTGGCGATAATATTTATGAAGGTTATTAGGGGAGTATCTTTAATGAGTTTTTCTGAGCGGTTAGATCGCGCAATGACTGAGGCGGGTTATACACAGGGCAAGCTCGCTAAGGCCGTTGGCATGGCACAATCAAGTGTTAACAAGTTGCTAAATGGTGCATCAAGCTCAAGAAAAACTGTCGAGATAGCTTCTGTTCTCAATGTTCGCCCCGAATGGCTTTCCACGGGAACCGGACCGATGCGTAACGATGGACAGCTACCGCCTCCCATTACCGCGACAAAAGAAGTCTCAAACATATTCAGAGTTGACGTACTTGACCTGACATTTAGCGCGGGACCAGGTTCTTTCATGATCTCTGAGTTCGTGGAGGTGCTGCATGCCATCGAGTTCACTACCGAACATGCGCGATCGCTTTTTGGGAACCGCTCTCAGGATGACGTAAAAGTAATGACGGTAGACGGGGATAGCATGAACCCAACCATACGGTCTGGTGACCGCCTGTTCTTCGACATCTCAGTAAGAAATTTTAAGGTGGATGGCGTTTATGCATTTGTGTTTGGCCAGCACTTCCACGTAAAGCGGTTGCAGATGCAGGGGTTACAGTTGGCGGTGCTATCAGATAACCCTGCGTATAAAGATTGGTATGTGACAGAAGAGACACAGGATCAGCTGTATATCATGGGCAAGGCGCTGATCCACGAGTCGATAGCTTATAACAAGCTTTGAGTCAGCAGCATGCCGCAGACCTACAGGAAGCATGGGTGGAAAGGGAAAATCATGAGAATTGGTATAGCGTTTCCGATCTTGGTGTTTATCGTCGCTGTCGCGTTCTTAGCCTGGTTTGTTGTGGGTGGATATGCAACACCTGGTTCATAGCGGCGATTGAGTGACGCGGCAGACGTACAGGAAGAATGGTTAAAACGGGATAAACATGAGCAATAACGACACCCCCAAAATAGCATTCGCGTATCCTACTTTTATTAGAGAAGGCATGCGCGCTTCAGGTCCATTCAATCCTGATATAGGTTGGACAGTGAGTGAGTTTCCTGGAAAACTATCGTTTTATGTTTCCGCGGGATTAATTCTAAATTCCAACCGTCCGTACAGCTTTGATGTTGATGTTTTGTTTGAAGGAAAATCATTGATACCAGGTAAGGCACCGGCTGTGGACTCCAGGCTTATGGGTACAACTGTTTCCGATCGAGATGACTTTATAGCCCTCTCTACAACTTTATTATCGAACATTTCTATTCCCTCGGAAGGGCTTTATACCGTGAGGGTTTTACTCCACACTGGACATGTTGAGTCGGAGAACAGATTATTTATTGATAGCCATGATTGCCATTTTGTTATCGCAAAAAACTGGCTGGCTAACACAATGGAAAAAGTGGAGTAATCTTCATGGTACAGCCAGTAAATATTAGAACCGGCCAGCCCATTGAAGAAGATGGCACATTACCCCATACTGTTGAATATGGCGGTGGCAGCGGCGGAGGTGATGATATGCTAAAACGAGTTGAAAGACTGGAAGAGAAAGTTATCTCTATCAGTTCAGACTTGGCAGTTATCAAGGCTACCATGTGTACGAAGGAAGATTTACATAAGGAACTAAACGGGCAGACATGGAAGATTGTTATAGCCCTGGTAGTTACCGTACTTATAGCTGTCTTTTCTAAATACTTCATCAAATAACCCGGCCACCGAGCCGGGTTTTTATTGCCCTTTCCTCACGAACTCAGCAGCATCCCTCAAAACCCCCTTGTGAATCATATTGCCCACGGTTTTTCGCTTCGCTTCCAGTCTCTCGACAATGGCATCGCGTTCTATCACCAGCCCATCGATTATCAACTCAACCACCGCCCCACCAATCTCGCCAGCTATGAAAGCCGCCCGATCTTCCAGTAGTTCATCACGTGACATATCCATACCTAAGCCCATAACAATATCCCATCTGGTGTTTTTTTGAGCATAGCACGCATCTTATACAAAAATAAATCGCTTTATAAATCAAATGCCAATCGACAAAATTATAATATTATCGTTTAAGCGATTGATAAAATAAATCGCTTTAGCTATCATCACTCCATCGCGAAACACTAAGCGCAGATGGTCAAAAACTCCGCCAGCCTGGCGACAAGGGCAAAGAGGGTGAGATGGAAAAAGCATACGAGGAATATTTTGATGGTCCCGCCGATGGCGAGGAAGCACTCAGTTTTGCAGAATTTAAAGAGGCCCTGTCATGAAAACCAGTAACGCAGTACCAAACAACGGTCGCGCCGTCCCAATGCGAAATAGCCGTACCGGCGCAGCTTGGCAGGTTTCCTATGACCACATCAACGGAACCTACTGGCACGAACCACAGGGAAACCTGCGTCATATTCGCAGCCCGTATGCCTCCCGCACCATTGGACCGAATCTGGTTCCGGCAGGTACGCACTGATGAGCACTCTTTTCGCACTCGTTCTGACTGTCGCAATGACCAATGGTGACTATCACGACGTGATTCTCGGCGTCTATGACAGCCAGCAGGAATGCCAGTCAGTTGCTATTGAACAGAAAGTTAACGGTGAATGCTGGCCTGTTGATGGAATCATACGCAATGGTGAATGGCCAGCATCGCATTAAGGAGGGTAAATGCAGACCAAATGCGGTTACTGCGGCAAGCCGGTTAAACCGGAAGAAGTAATCAAAAGCACCCTTCTCTATCGCAACGGCTCACAGCTGGCGCGCAAAGAGAAAGAGTATTGCTCCAAACGTTGCGCTTCGCACGACCAGATGGCGCACGAAGGCTAAATAGCAGTCCAGAAATATGAAATTAAAAATTCGCCATTAGTTTGGCGTGGATTCTTACACCCTGAATAAACCAACAGGAATAATTTATGCAAATCGTAAAAGTCGAATTAAATCTGAAAGCAGTAAATAAAGAAATCGCATTATTCAACTGCGAAAAGAAAGTGTCTGGCGTTATTCACTCAGCCCAAAACGGTGAAACAACCGTAGTTCTCGATGGCGGCTATGTGCTCGGTCAGTTTGATTGCCCTCACTGTGCAGTAACAGCTATTTCACTGCTTGCGGTTCAGGTAAACGATGGCGATAAGGCCGGGTTTGGTAACTACCGCAGCTACAAACTCGATTACTCAGAAAGAGTTTTCATCACCGTTCATTAAGAAAACGCCCACCGAAGCGGGCGTGCCCTGTCCGGTCCAACCGACCAAAGCGTACCGGACATAACAACCTGATATATCGGGGTGCTGTTAAGGCACCTCCATTCTACACGAATCGAGGATAAAGTAATGAGTGGAACTAATCCTGTATTTTTAGTCCGCAGAGCAAAAAAACAATCCGGTAATAAAGATGCGGTGCTCTGGTGCAGCGATGATTTTGAGGCTGTAAATGCAACGCTGGATTATTTGTTGATTAAAACCGGCGCAAAGCTGAAAGATTATTTTAAAGCTGTGTCCACTAATTTCCCTGTCGTTAACGAATTGCCTCCAGAAGGTGAACTCAGCTTAACATTTTGTGATTTCTACCGCCTCCGCGACGACAACATGACATGGGAACAAATCCCCAGCGTTACGTTGCCCTCTTCTGATGCCGCTGCCGAAGCACGTCAGCATATCGTTAACGGCGTGGATACCAATACCGGCGAAATCCTGGAGGAAAGCACAGGTGCTGTTGACAGTAAGAGCACAGGCAATACTTCGACGCCTGCCCTCACTGTTATCGCCACCATGCCTTTCCGTCATCGCGTTCTGGCTCAGTTCATCGGTGATGGTAAATATCTCTATCACGTCGATGCCGCGCAGAAAATAGAAATCGTTGGCCTCGAAATGGATACTGATGAATCGTACATCCAGAACCTGCTGCTGGCTGCTGAAAACGTAGAACCATTTAAGAAAGCACAGGAGATCGATATCCACAGAGTGGTGAATGCCGTTAAGAAAGCGTTCCCTGTAGATGGAAAAATCCCTGAACTCGCGACCTTAATTCAATTTTTGAAATTGTGGTTCGCTACGGATCATATTGACCGCGGTATCCTTGTTCGCGAATGGGCTGCAGGTAATCGCATCAGTAGCGTGCAGCGTACTGATTCCGGCACCAATGCCGACGGCGGTTACGTCACTGACCGTGGACCTGATGCACACCACACCCTTGACACTCTCGATTTAGAGATTGCCTGTGCCCTTCTGCCTATGGACTTCAACCACTTCGAGATCCCGGGCAGCATTCTTCGTCGCGCTAAAGAAATCGTGACCAAAAAAGAAGAACCGTGGAAATCATGGAGCAGCATTCTGCGCAATCAGCCTGGCGTTCTTGCCGTTAACCGCACGGCTATTTTTAATCTGGTACGTATCGCGCCGGAAAATATTCATCTCACTCCTGTCGCTCACCTGGAATTTGTTAACCAGACCATGACAGCCGCGTTCAATTCCGCGGTCGAGTTATTGCCATTGCATGAAGCCGAACTCGCAACACAGGGAATACCCCAACCAGAGAGTAAGGAGCCTCCGCGCAAATCCTTCTGTACTCACGAAGAGAACCTGCAACGCGTGCGTGAAGAAGGAGCACGCCACCGCTCAGAGGAAGCTGCAGCACAACCGCAGAAAGTCGAACAAGAACTGGTTAAAAATGTCGGCGACGGAATATTCGACGTTACGGCTTTACTGCAGAACTCAGCAACTCATGGCACAAAAACGGCTACGGAGACCACCAGCGATGTGCAGGTTCAAGAAACTGTCAGTGATGAAAAACAGACTGGTGATGCGCTGCATACAGGCAAGAGCAGTCTGGAAACTGGTGAAGAGTCAGATACCGGCCAGCAGGCCGATGTAAACCAGAATACGGATTCTGTTAGCCAAAACAGCGATTCTGTAAAACAAACCGAACCGGTTGCGGCACAAACCGAGCCAGAAGCGCAATCTGACGAACCAGCTGTTGTGTACCCCGCTTACTTCGAGCCCGGCCGCTATGAGGGTATTCCGAACGAGGTTTATCACGCAGCCAACGGCATCAGCTCAACCCAGGTGAAAGATGCACGTGTGTCGCTGATGTACTTCAATGCGCGCCACGTCGAGAAGACCATCACGAAAGAGCGCTCTCCGGTTCTGGATATGGGCAACCTGGTGCATGCGCTGGCGCTGCAACCAGAGCAGCTCGATGAAGAATTTAGCGTTGAACCCATAATTCCGGAAGGCGCATTTACCACCACGGCAACGATCCGCGCGTTTATTGATGAGTACAACGCCAGCCTGCAAGCGCTGCTGAGTGCAGACGATATCAAAGCTTTACTCGAGGAATACAACGCCACTCTGCCTGCACAGGTGCCGCTGGGCGCGTCGCTGGAAGAAACTGGCCAGAGCTATATGTCACTGCCCGAAGAGTACCAGCGTATCGAAGCGGATCAGAAGCAAACCGCAGCGGCGATGAAAGCCTGCATCAAAGAGTACAACGCCACCCTGCCACCACAGGTGAAAACCAGCGGTAGTCGTGACGCACTGCTCGAGCAACTGGCGGTGATTAATCCTGATCTGGTTGCAAAGGAAGTGCAGAAGCCTCAACCCCTGAAAGTTTCCGGTACCAAAGCAGATCTGATTCAGACCGTTAAGTCTGTTAATCCTGATGCCGTCTTCGCCGACGAACTGTTGGATGCGTGGCGCGAGAATCCTCAAGGAAAAGTACTGGTCACCCGCCAGCAACTGAGCACTGCACTGGCCATTCAAAAAGCCCTGCTCCAGCACCCAACCGCCGGGATGCTGCTCCAGCACCCGAGTCGCGCTGTTGAGGTGAGTTATTTCGGGTTCGACGACGAAACCGGGCTGGAAGTCCGTGTGCGCCCGGATTTGGAAATCGACCTTGACGGGGTACGCATCGGCGCCGACCTGAAAACCATCAGCATGTGGAACATTAAGCAGGAAGGCCTGCGCGCCAAACTGCACCGCGAAATCATCGACCGTGACTACCACCTGAGCGCGGCAATGTATTGCGAGACCGCAGCACTGGACCAGTTCTTCTGGATTTTCGTCAACAAGGACGAGAACTACCACTGGATCGCCATCATCGAGGCATCCGCCGAACTGCTGGAACTGGGCATGCTTGAGTACCGCAAGGCGATGCGCGCTATCGCTACCGGCTTTGACACTGGCGAATGGCCAGCGCCGATCACCGCTGATTACACCGACGAACTGAACGACTTCGACCTGCGCCGCCTTGAAGCGCTGCGTACTCAGGCATAAGGGGAAAAGAACATGTCTACTGCAATTACTACCAACGAAAACAAGACGCAAATGATCGATAACATCTCAATTTTGACTAATGGGGAACTTTTCGACCGCCTACGCACCTTGTCGACAGTGATGGCAAATAGTGGCGCTTTTGTACCTGACCACTTCCGCGGAAAACCCGATGCCTGCATGGCTGTGGTCATGCAGGCCGCACGATGGGGTATGGACCCCTTTGCCGTAGCTCAGAAGACCCACATCGTCGGTAATAGCGGAGTATTGGGTTACGAAGCTCAACTGGTTAATGCGGTTGTTACCAACATGTCGCCTACAAAAGATCGCCTTCATTACGATTGGTTTGGTCCTTGGGAAAACATCATTGGTCGATTTGTAGAGAGAACCAGTTCTAAAGGCAATAAGTACATCGCGCCCGGTTGGGATTTAAAGGATGAGGCCGGTGTAGGAGTTCGTGTGTGGGCAACTATGAAAGGCGAGGATGAACCTCGCGAACTGGTACTCATGCTTTCTCAGGCTCAGGTTCGTAATTCGACACTATGGGCAAGTGATCCGCGTCAGCAGCTCGCTTATCTCGCGGTAAAGCGCTGGGCTCGCTTGTACTGCCCTGATGTGATTCTCGGTGTTTACAGTGCCGATGAAGTCGAAGAACGAGAAGAAAAAGTTATTAACCCTGGCTCAGCCCAACGAATGAGCGTTGCTGAAATCGCAGGTGACACCGTCACAACCACGCAGAACGCACAGGAATCATCGGTAAATATTGGGTCTCTGGCAGATGATTTCCGCGAACGCATCGATGCTGCTCAGGATGTTGATAGCGCCAAAGCGCTGCGCGCTGATATCGAAAGCGCGAAGGCCACACTCGGATCTGCCCTGTTCACCGAGCTGAAGAATAAGGCAGTGAAACGCTATTACCTGGTTGATTCACGTAACAAGGTTGAGGCCGCGATCAACTCCCTGCCGTCTCCGGACGAACCGGATGCAGCTGAACGGTTTGGGGAAGTTGAGCGAGTTCTTGCAACTGCGAAACGTCATCTGGGCGACGAGCTGCACGATCAGTTCAGCATCACCCTGGCGGATATGAAACCGGAATACGTTGGCTAACTGGGTTGGGAGGGTTCGCCCTCCCACTGAGGAGATGTAATGCGACTAATTAACCGTGCAAATCAGCAATCCCCGTTAGCGCGTCAGGCATGCGACATAGCACTGGCCACTCATGCAGAACGTTACGGCGACTATGGCCGCAGCAAGATGAAGGAGACGTACACGGTGAGAGTTGAAGGTGTGAAGGTCTGGGTGGAAGTGGTGAACCGTAAGGCGAGCTACGTAGCCACAGCAATGACAGGTATGCGCCGGTTGCGCGCACTTCCGGGTCAGGTTTCTTGATATTACTTTTGGAAATGGCCCAGTTCGGGCCATTGGAGAAAAACGATGGATGATATTTTGCTGACGTCAGACCTGACCAGTCGATACAAAATCTCACGTAAAACCCTTTGGTCATGGCAAAGCACAGACACGATGCCGCGGGGTTTTGCGAAGCCGTTCCCCGCCCCGGACTTTCCCGGTAATCCTAACCGCTGGAAGTCGGAGTCAGTCAAAGAGTGGGAAGGTGTGAAACAGCCAA